CGATTTCTGTAACGTTGACTCCGGGACTTACTTGGAATGGCATCTTCTATCTCCCTTTGGCAAAAGATGGTTAGATAATTATGTTTAAAGTATTTATAATTTTATGATTTTAATCCATACTCAACAAAAATTTATCAAACTCAGACGTCTCTACTATTTCTGGGGGAGGAAGTCCATTGTCAACAATGCCAAAGGGAAGCATATCTTCTTCAATCTGTCGCATCTTTTCTTCATACAGAGCTTTTCGTAGATCCACTGTATTTATTTCTTTGAAATATCTAGTGGTGATGAGCCAAGCAAACAACACCAGTGACATAACTAAATCATCATGATAACCTTCATCGGCTTCAAAGCTACCACGTTTCTCAATGAATGTTGATAACTCTGAGATTATATCAGCGTCCGTGATCAAAAACTTACCTGTTTCTATTAATGATTTCAAGTTATGACAACCAATCCTCTTCACTTTTTTATCCATAGTAACACCAGGCTTCATTTGTTTCTTAAAGCCAGCTGAAACAGTCTGCATGCCTTTATCTTTCATGGTCCAGACTACGTTGTCGTACTCTAGTTCATAGTGTAAGATGTGAGGTACTTGCTCATTTGTATTGAGTTCTATCAATACGTATGAATCATTGTAAGTCTTACTTACTTGATAAATGATGTTAGGTAACAGCAATGGGCTTATTTCGTTGCTCTTAAATTTAGCCACTATCTTATATGGGATCGTCGTTATGTCTATGACACAAAATGCTGAAGCGTCACCACCCACGCCTTTTGCCGTATCGACACACGTTACGTAGATGTGTGTCGGATCCACGTTTTCAAAAATGTCCAAACCTTCATTGTTGCTGTAGATCGGTGGTGTTATCGACATCTTTGAAATAGCTTCACCACTAATCAATGTTAGGGATGATCCAAGAAAGTTACATAGGACTTCTTGGTTGAACTTGAGTTCACCGAGCTGTCTCTTTTGTTCTTCTAGCCACTTATCATCTCTTCCAGGTATCTCATGATAAGGAATAAACAATGGAACAAAGTCGTTGTTACCATTTGTTGCGTCGTTCCAGAATTTCCAGAAGTGATTGTATCCCAACGGTGTAGAAGTTATAATGATCTTAGTAGTTTGACCGGCTGAAACTACTGGATAAACTGACGTAAAGAACTGATCAGCTACTGTGTTTGGAATGATTGCCGCTTCGTCGATATACAGCAAGTTAACCGATTGCGAACGAATACCGGCAGCAGTCGTGGCTGCTGTAAAGATTCTAGAGCTGTTCTCGAGTTCAACGTCACCCTTATTCCAGTTGACTACGCCCTGCTGCATCCACTTGGGTAAGTTCTCATACATCATCTGATAACGAGAAAGGATACCTCGAGCAGTCGAAGACTTGTTAGCTAGAATAGCTACATTTTTATGGTCTTGAAACAAAGTGTACCATAAGATATAAGCTACAGATGTGGTTGTCTTGCCTTGCTGGCGTCCCTCCATGATAATGACTTTACGATTCTCATTGATGACTTTTATCTTTTTCTTTTGGCAATCATACAAACTGAATTTGACTAAGCCATGATCTAGTGTTTCAATATAGCAATAGTTTAGTATGAAATATTCTACATCTTCAGCACACTTAATATATTCTTCTATCTGCTCTTTTGTATAGTTGAACTTTACATTTGATTTTTTTAGAAGAGGATTTCCAAGATATTGGTCTTGACTCATTTTTCTTTAATCATCTTTAACAATTCAGTAGTCGATATATACAAGTTATTATTTATCGTTTGGTTTTCAGTCTGAGATTTTACTTTCTCAATGCGATTCTTCTTCTCGGCGAGCTCTAATAGATCTTTATTAGTATCCGATAAAGACTTTATCAAAGTAGATACCACTTCGTAACTTCTAGGGTGTTGAGATAAATCGGCTACTTCAAGCATACGATCAAGAGCAATGTTACCCTTTTCAAGAATATTTTTTATATTTTGACGAGCAAACTCAAAATCTGTTTGATCTTCACCCGGAAGATACTCAGCGTGTATTTCTGGTTCTGCTATGTCCAGCGAGTCTGATATTATTTTGTCTGATTTCATACAAAGCTTTCAAAGTCTATGATAAAACCATAGTTATCGGTTGCCATTATTTCGTTTCTATCGATCGTTGCTTCGGCATTAGCAGTTGGTAATCCTTCTGCTGTTAGTCCTGGTGTTATGGTTATTCTTTCAGATGCAGTAACACTTGTATTACCAATAGCTTGATCGATTGTGATTAAGTTAGGAACAATGAAGTTCGTGTTTGCAAGAGTGATGAGACCAGTTTTCTTGATTGGTCCAAATAAATATGCTTTCATAGTAAAATCTAAAGTCCATACGATAGCTCTACGATTGTTAAAGTCACCTTCATAAGTATCTTGCATACCTACATTATTAAGCACAACAGGCAAATCGACATTCAAACTTAAGTTTGGTATCAAATTGGCGGTTATGGTCCATTCAGGAGTAAAGTATGGAAGTATTTGTTCAATAATTCGAGTTCCATCGTCTGCGTTTTTTACCATTATGTAAAGAGTAAACCCTATATCATACGGAACTTGCATATAGTTATATAAGACTTTATTCGTATCAGCAACGGCTTTCATGTTTCGATTTACTGTATTCAACTTACGTTCAGAAGCATAGCTCATCGAACTGATCTCGAAAGCCATTCTTGGTAATACCATAGCCGGTCGATTGAAAGTAGGATCGTTTTCTAGCCTAGCCAAAAATTTATCTTTAGGGCCATATGAAAGTGGCACTTTCATTGTTTGTACTTGTTCACCGGTGGAATTGACACGATTTATGTAGATGTTATTGAATAGAGTGCCAAATACTACTACATATTTTCTGATTGTGCCGTGATAAAAAGTTGAAAACATCTCAGTACACCCCTTCGCTGAAAGGATCTCGCTCGCTGAAATCTAATATGTTATCAGCTTCAGTTTCAATTTCATCATTATCTTCTAATGAATCACCAACTTGAGTAGAGAAGTTGTATTGTTCTTGAATGAGATCATATCCATCTTCATCTTTGATGAAGTATCCATCTTCTGTAGTGATGCCATAAGCTGACATATCGAACGAATACTGTTTTTGCAGTTTATCAATATCTTCTATACCGGTGTTCAATATTTCATTAGAGTATTCCCACAATTCACATTGCAGATCATAAGTTTGTAGCGCACCTAACTGATAAAAAATAGCTTCATGCTCTACGAACTTGACTATGAAGATCTTCTTATTCAATGGAAAGTAAATTAGATCTCCTTCTTGAGGACGATCTATACTCTCGACGTTTCCTATCTCATCAAAGAACGTTCTTCTTGCAATCGTCAAGGTCATCTGATCACGAATCTGAAGGTTAAACTTTGACATGAAGTCACCTTCACCCTGGAAGCCCATGACGTTCTTTATGTACATCTCAACCATGTACTGAGTGTTATACTTAGATATACTGTCTTCACCATATATCTCGTCTTTATTCACCAACGTTCTAGGACAATAATATACATCATGTCCGTAAATTTTTATGGACTCAATAACAAGGTCTTCAATCAAGAGTTGCTCTTGACTGGCTTGAAAATTATTGAAGAAGACGTTAGTAGGCATCAGCTCAGCCTATGAGATCAAGAACGGGAAGTGAATATGAGTTTATCATCTCCGCTTCTAACTTTTCTATTTCTTGAATAGAATCATTGTAGATCTTTTCACCATTGAACTGTACTCCGCCCGGTAATTGCATTCCGGTGAACTTAGTTAAATTAGATCCCCATTGACGCTTTATCAATGCAGTAGCGTATCTCATGAGCCACTGATCTTTCCATACGTCAACGTAAACTTCGGGATCTACTACTTCATACGCTTCAACTAGTAAGTATTCTCCTACACTAATGCTGTACCAATCCATGTCAACATAGAGCTTATTCATGTGTCGATTGTAGCGAATGGGCTGTTTACCCACTAAGAACTCAGCTATGAGGGCTAAGTTCTGCATGACCATATAGTATGGCACCATTGAGACTGAAGTAAGAGTGTATAAGTCGTTCAAAGCGATCTGATATCTAATGTTGAAAAGATCGTCTGAACGAATGGAAGGATCTGCTATTGAGAATATGCTAACTGCACCGATGATATTTTCTGGTAGAGTTATGTACTTGTTTTCTTGATCTTGTGATGTCACTGCATGCTTGTAGTAGATCTTCTCACTACCATCAAAGTGATAGTCCCAGTAATAGCGTAAAGCATCGTCTATGCGATCTTCTACCTGATCATCGTCTACGTTAATCTCTATTACAGGTTTTCCTAATCGACGAAGGCAGTATTCTTTAAACGTGGCTCTAGTAGTTGGGACAGCCATAAATTACTCCAATTTGCATTTATAGCTATTTATCTTTTTACCAGACTATAGAATTTACTTCGTCAATAGTACTAGCAGAAGTTATTTCATTTTTCAAAGTAGCTTGTTTATTCCAAACAACTTGTTGGGCAGAAAAAATGGCTGCACCCAATTGAATCATTTCTGGAACAGTCAAGTATCTGTCTTGATTATCATATGTTCTCCAAGGAATAGCCTGAGGTGTAGGTATTCCAGAAGCATTTGCCTGTTCAATCATGGTCAAAACATTGGCTATTCTAGTAGATGTGCCTTCATCTGCATCCCATCTATCATTATTCCAATCGGTGTATAGGCTAGCCAACGCTGCGTTTCTCATGATTGTTATATATTGTAGCTTGGACACCTTTAGATCTGCTAAATCAGAATCAATTAGAATTTTGGGATATTTGTTTTTAACTTCTAATATCTTTTGTTGCATGTCCAGATATTCAGTTGACCCAATTCCTTTCCAAAATGAATCGAATTGTTCTGTAACATCTGGGTATTCAACCCTTCTTTTGGCATAGTAATCTGGCACATCAGGTTTAACTATTTCATCTTTTGAAATATCTACTGTTATTTGATTACCATCTATATCTGTAATTGTTCTGGTTTTAGGATCAAGATTTTGCCATTCTAATTCTTTTAGATCAATATCTTTCTTGATTCGTTCGGCGTTTGCCTGAACATAAGTTTCCATATCTTCTGCTGGAGAAATATATATTGACCAAGAATATACTTCTTGATCATAGTATACCTTTAAATATACTAGGTTTCTTGTCTCTGGAGATGGTTGTGCTTGAACTCCAGCAATTTCTACTGTAAATGACATTATATCTTCTCCTAACTAAAGATATTATTTCTCAATTTATTATTTGCATGAACATTTTTAAATTCTTTTTTACCATCCTTAATAAAAACAATCATGCTGTCATAAAAATGAATTGAAGTTAAATCATCACAAATCTTTAATAATTTATTATTCACCAATTCATGCCTTCTAACATGTTGATAATTTATCACTTCCACAAGTCTTTTTGAATATTCTACAAAAGTGTTGTAAGAATAAATTGCACCATCACATTCATTCCAATAACTTGTATGAGTGTCTTCACAAATGTATATTCCTCCTAAGCTCAAAGATGGAAATACATTTTCAAATGTTACAACTTGATCTTTCATCTTATGACTGCCATCATCGATAAAAACATCTATATTAGGAATCGTTTTTAAAAAACTATTCCAAAATTCTTCAGAAGATTGATCACCAATTCGTAGTTCTGTATTAATGTCATAATGATCTGAATGTCTAAGAACGGCTTGATCTATATCAATTCCTATTATTTTAGCTTTATCACCAAAATACTTTCTCCACATTTGAAGACTACCGCCGCCTTGCACACCTACTTCCACTAAAGTAATTTCTTTTTCTATAAATTTATGAAAATACCTTTCATAAACATCAAAATAAGGATCCCACTTATCACTAAACAATGTTATTTCATTGTGAAATATATTTCTCAAATCATTCATTATAATCTTCCAAATTATTCTTTTATAATATTTTTCACCAAAGCACAATTCATTTTAAGAGACGATGATGCTGATGCATTTTTCAAATAATACAAAAATTCTTCATCCTTTCTCAACATGTCTTCGGTATAATACCAAGGTATATGTTTAACGACATAAGGAGGTTTAGTTCTTGCTCCTCCTATATGATATCCCTTTGCTCTAGATGCATCATAATATGCAAAAGTAGTATCTACTGGAGCATAGATTACTTGCTCATCAGCTTTCATTTTCCATATAAATTTTTCCCATTGAGAAACAAAATACATAGAATCATCAGGAACATCGTCAACACTAAGAGATGTTCCTATTTTTGTCAATGAGGGTCTATCATCAAGACATTGTTTTAAATGTAAACAGGTATCAATTGGTAAGTCAGTAAGATCCAAATCTGGATCAGTTACTATATATTTATCCGAATCAAATTGACTTGGTATATTGAGTTCCCAAACACATCTATGACCAACATTTTGATTTAATTTGATTACTTGAATATCTTTATCGGATTCATACCAATCTAGGCAAGGAACATATGAAGAATCATTATCTACAACGAATATTCTATCTATACCTTTCATTTGTTTAATTTTATTCACCATGGCTTTCGGCCATGTTACTAGATCACGATTAATTATAAAGATATCCATTACTTCAAAGCCTCAAATCTAAAAGAAGGACCAGGTCTATAGAAGTCTTGACAATCTGTTTGTTGTATATCTTTAAATCCTACATCATTTAATATTTGTCTTAATCTATCAGGATAATATGCGTGTTCAATCTTATTGAATTTAGAAGAAGAAAAATTATTGAAAAGACACATAGTTAAGAAATTCTTGTCTTCTGGTCTACTGTTTACAAAATCAGAACACATTTTTTCTAAATCTAATTCTTCAAATATAATCTTTCCACCTGGTTTTAAGATTCTTTTTAATTCAGAGATAGCAGCCATATTTTTATTCAGAGGGATATAATTCAATGAATGAGAAATAAAGATCTCATCGACCGTATTATCATCTATCTTAAGTTCTTCAAAGTCTATTTGTTCGGCAAAAATATTTACACAGATATAGTCTTGTTTTTTCTGTTCAGAAATATTGAAATATAATTTAGGATTCTTTTGATTTTTAATTAAAGTCTTAAAATTATTTGATCCTTCCGGTAATCTTTCTACCCATCTTCTGTCTACACCCTTTCTATCTTTTGGTGTCAATGGGCCGGTGATATCTATGGCTGTAATGTAGTCATCGAGATTTACACTTGGATGAGCCGTGTACTTACCAGAAGCTAAATCGACATGAAGACATTGAACATCCGTATTGACTAAAGTTTTGATTCCATTTTTTCTTGTTCTATATTGAAAGAAATTGTCTTCACCAATAAAGGGTAAATCTTCTATTCCGTATCCTATGCAACAGAATGGAAGTTCAGGATCTTCTTCTTTAAGTTTTCTGAGTGCTTCTATAGGAATCAACATACAATCCATTCCTGTTTGCCAGGTTTCAAATACCTGACCAGGATCGACATTTGCAGGTCTTGCGATGTTGTCTTTATCCTTCACGATAATCATGGGATTACTAAATTTGAAATAATAGACGCCGACAACAATTGAACCTGGATTAGCCTCAGCCGTTTCATGGAGTTTAGCGAATCCGTACCAAGGAAGTACAGTGTCTTCTCCCACGAATAACATATATTTGGCGCCGCTTTCTAAACAAACGTCCATCAAATAATTTCTGGCTACATCAACCTTTTCACCTTCAATGTCAACAAAATTATAAGAATAACCAGATAAATCGACAGAAGCGGCGCCTTTGGATAATTCAAAATATTGTGCTGGGGTTTCTTTCTTGGATCTTCTGGGTTGTGCTATGATAACGTATGGTTTTACATCAGTCACTTCTGCTGTAATATCTCTCAATGTCTTAATGATTTTATCACGACTATACATAAAAACCTCTCAATTAATATTTATTTAAAAACGAACTCATACAAACTGCTTGACTAAAATTTACTCCGCTGAAACTTGATAATCTTTGTCCTCTATTCCCAGAAATAGGAACAAAATGTATATCACCATTAGGGGCTAGAACACCACCGTTATATGCTTGAGTTGCTGTATATACTAAACTATAAGTTGATACGACACCAGAAGCATTTATTTTTTGTCCCACAACAGCACTTCTTGGAACAAAATGTATATCACCATTAGGAGCTAGTACACCACCATTATAAG